TGTCCTGAAAGGTAACCTTGTCCACTACCGCCCTTGGTGTAAGACGTTGCGTGGTCACCTACTTGGCCTTGAGCAGGATAAGGAGTAGTTGCAACTAAGTCACCGAAGTTAAGGTTGAAGTCCTTGATAATGTATTGCTCAGGAGTCTTGCCTTCACTTTCGTTGACAATAATCTTTGTAAGGTTACTCGGGTCAACGTGGAATAGCTTTTTAGTTTCTGGATCACGCACAAAGAACTGATCACCGTATTTGAAAGTGTTTCTAATAATACGGAACATGCGAGTGTCAAACTTGTTCAGCTTGTACCACTGCTGTAGATACTTTTGTAAGACAGTTGTCTCAGTAGTACTTGCGTTTTGTTTAAAGTCAATTATAAAACTTGTACCATTTTGGCCATTGTCCTGCGTACAAAACTCTGCTAAAATATCAAGTGCAGCGTTAACTTCCGAGTCTTGATCCATTGTGTTGTACTGATTGTATCTTTCAATACGGTTTGGGCTGCCGGTATAAACATCAGGAAGGTGTGATGAATAATTCTTTGTAGCAGGGCCTGGCATTGTTCCACCATTGTAACCTGAAAAAGGTGAAAAGCTCCCTGTGCTGTTGTTACCTGTCGGAACAGGAGTGAAATGCTTTTTCCAGCTCATGTTAGTATACGTTTCCTGATTCGTTAATTGCTCTGAGTGTACGCTTGTTTAGTTCTCTAATTTCTTCAAGGACTCTTAATAAAGCACTTGTATTTACTTGATCTTGAGATTTTGTCTTTGAGGATTGGCCCAACAAGTCTCCTGCGGTGTATTCTGGCTTGTCGCTTCCGAGGAAGCCGCTGTCGCCGCCAGCAAGCTGCTCGTTAAGTTTTTCTAACGTCTCTACTAGGTCTTCAAGAGACTCTCTATAGTTTTCTACATTGTCTGCGTCAAGGTCTTTAAGGCCCGAGAGTGTATCTTCGAATCCTCTAACACTTGCTAACGTTTTCATACCGCGAGCTGTTCTTTCAAGTGCTCGCCCGTCAACATCTGCTAGGTCTTCGATTAGCTCCACAGCATCGTCGTTGACATCGAAATCCATCATGCCACTCTGGTTCATTGACGCAAACGCATCAGTGAACATTCGCATTGCTTTTGCGTTGCGCTCGATACCTCTGACATCTAAGTCAAGATCACCAAAGCGCTGAAGTTTCTCTAAAGGATCGTCACCGCCAAAGAGGCCAGCAATACCTTCTGTTACACTACTTGCTAAACTTCCTACACCGCCTACTATTGATGCGCCGCCAAATGCAGCTAAGCCGCCTGCTATCGAAAGCATTCCTTCGCCAGCTAGTTTGAGTTTGTCGCCGTCGAGCGTTTCAAAGGATGCCATGCCTTCAGCAAACACTGGCAACGCACTGCCTGTCATCCAAGTGGCTGCGGCTATTGCTGCACCTACACCTGTGATTACTGCGGCTAACACACCTGCACCAGCAGCAACTTTTGGATTAGCAAACGCCGAGAGTCCTTTAGCAATTCCAGACAGTGCGCCTGCTCCTGCCGCACCTGCTCCGCGGCCTATGCCTCTGCCTATTCCGCCGCCGGCGCCGCCACGCACTCCGCCTTTTCCTGACATTACTCCGCCTTTACTGCCAAATAGCCCGCCGATAGAACTTGCTAAAGCACTTTTAATTGCAGCACTTGCAAACAACACACCGATGCCTGCAACACCTGCTCCTATAACCTTTGGATCGGTAAAGAAAGACTCAGCAGAGTCCATTAAGTTTTGTTTATCTTCTTCGGAGAACTCTCTAATGTAAGCAGATGCTTCTCTAAGTCCGCCGGCAGCGTCATGCAACGCTGTGTTTACGTAGCCTAGCCCGTTGCCAACACCTTGAAATACTCCGGTGTTCAAAAGTTCAGTTTGTATTTGTGCACGTAGGTCACGTATAGAGTCTTCAAACGTTGTTAGCGCGGCTGTAGTACCGTCTGTAGCTTTGGCTTCTTTCTCTGCCGCGTTGAGATCCATCTCACCGACCTTGGCAACAATGTTAGAGTAGTTTGCAATTGTTGAAATGCCTGGCACAAGGCCTTCTAATGCTTGCGCTGTTGCTGCGGCAGTTGGTCCTACGCCGCCTAATATCTTTTCGTCAACGCCTCGTAACCCTTTAAGCGCATCAAGAAGTATCTGAGGATCAGCGCCTGCACCAATTTGACGAGCTGCTTCTGCAATTTCCGGAGACACTGCTGCTAATTTCTGACCGATATCAGTTTGAGCAACACCGTCTGCCAAATCTTTCATTGCAGTTTGGAATTCAGGCGGCAGGGCTTGAATTGCCATCATACTTCGTTGGAAGTTCTCTGCGCCTTCGGAGCCTTGTTCAAATTGATTTTGCATTGCTCGGAAACTTGCGTCTACAGAGTTTTCAAGCATGCCTTGTTCTAATTCTTCTCGACGTTTACCTGTTGCCTTTGACATCAGGTTCAATTCTTTCATGTAGGCGCTTGCACTTTCGGCCATTTGCGCCTGAGTCATGCGCTCGCTTCTACCTAAACGCATCTGTAATTGCGAATAGTTGAGCAAACCTTCGTTTATTTCTTCAACAGTGAAGCCAAGAGTCTTTAATTCTCTGAAGCCACCAGTGTCTTTGAGCTCTTTGTTTAGATTTGTGAACTGTCGAACACCTTGTTGCACTGTTCCGCCCATCATACGCAGTGTTTCGGTGTTTGCAGTTACTAATCCAGCGAATTCATCAAGGTTTAACTGGGCAGCGGCTGATGCATAGCGCATTTCAACTAAACTGTTGTTAAATGAAGCACCAGATGCTGACAGACTTCTAAACGTGTCAATAGAATTGTCAACAAACTCAGAGAAAGGTCCTAATATCTTACCAACGTACGGTAAATGTTGGCTGAAAGCACCTATAGAGTTGCTGCCTTGCAGTAACTCGTTGCCTAAGTTTAGAACACTACCAGATAACTTACCCAGTGCAGACATCACAGGCCCGCTCAACATGCTAGCATGGTCTCTATGTGCTTCTGTTGAGTCTTTTACAGCTTCTGTGTTGTCTTCTCTTGCGCCTGTACCCTTTTTAGTTGCTTTGTTCAAGTCTGAAATAGACTTCTTGTACTGTTCATTGGCTTTCTTGATAGCCATTTTGTTGTCAGCACCGGTTTTATTGGCCATCAACTCCATTGCTGCGAGCAATTTTTGAAGAGTAATCTCACTTGCAATGCCGTTATCGCCACCAACGTTTTCTATATTGACTTGATCTGCCACTTTAATATTTCCCAGTTATATACGTATATAAATAGATATGATACATAGTTATAATGTATTTATCAGGAGAAACTAATGGCAGAATTTAGTGTGCCGCAGCCACAAGGCGCAAACCCTTTACAAAAATACTTTAGACAACCTAAAGTGTACGTTACATTGCCTAGTCAAGGCAATTTTTACCCACCCGGGTCTTTGACCCCAACAGAAAATGGCGAATACCCTGTTTTTCCTATGACAGCCCGGGATGAACTTACAATGAAAACGCCAGATGCACTGCTAAACGGTGAAGCAACCGTAAGTGTTATCCAAAGTTGCGTACCTAACATCAAGGATGCTTGGCGAATGCCAACTCTAGACCTAGACGCAGTGCTGATCGCTATCAGAATTGCCACATACGGCGAAATGATGGACGTAGATCTTAAAGTTCCCAAGACCGGAGAAGAGAAATCGTTCGAAGTTGACCTTCGTACAATGCTTGACAGCCTGATCGCTGGCCAGTACAACAATGTTGTACACTACGATGACCTAAAAATCATCCTAAGACCGCTGACGTACCGTGAATTTACTGAAACCAGTATTAGGACGTTCGAAGAACAGCGTATCTTCAGCATTGTTAACGATGAGAAGATGCCCGAAGAGGACAAACTAGCTGCATTCAACAAGAGTTTCAAAAAGTTAACCGAAATGACAGTTGGTACAATGGAAAAGAGCATTGCTGCTGTTGAAATCGGAGAAGATACTGTCACAGATCGTAACCATATCCAAGAATTTGTTGCAAACGCAGACAAGAACTTGTTTAAGACTATTTCAGACCATCTTGACAAGCAGAGAGAGCAGTTTGAAATCAAACCTTTGACAGTAGATGCTACCGAAGAAGAAATCGCAGCTGGTGTTCCTGAAACATATCAGGTACCTATAACATTCGATCAAACAAATTTTTTCGGATGAGGGTCTTGACTTGGACTGTTGAGGAAATACTCGAAGAGGTTAAGGCCCTAGAAGGACAATCAAAGCAGTTTAAGTCGGAACTCACTAAGATGTGCTGGTATATGAGAGGTGGGTTAACACTTGAAGAAGCATATTACTTAGGTCCAGAGGACCGACAGCTAATTGCAGACATAATTGACAATAACTTAGAAGTCACCAAGAAGAGTGGCATGCCATTTTTCTAACAAGGAAGTTATTACGAGCACTTACAGAGAAATTTGTAAGTGCTTTTTTTTGACTATGTTTTCTCACACATACTTAATCCAGAACTATCCATTTATGCATTACTGAACTACTGTTATGTGTGTTTGCTTCGCCAACACAAGTTTTCGCTTGCGCTCAAACTACAATTGTTTTGATTTTAATGTTCTTATGTATGAGAGATGAGCTGAACAACGAAGTGTTCAGTTTTCTTATGATTATCTAGATAGAGGAGCCATAATTCACCCGTACTAGGGGTGAATTTAATGGAGAAACAGAATATTATCTGAGTGAGCATCACCATCTTAACAAAAGAGATTTGCATTTCTGCAACAGAGGCGGTTGACCGGTACCCCTTACTCTAGCTTCACATAATCAACGGAAGGCAGTTAATTCCTGTTAAGCGAAATCACTTGCCTTTGGGTTGTATCTTTTTCACAGAGCCCAAATCGTTTAAGCCTTAGTTAGCTTTTGCCTTCCAACTCGTTAGCTCCGTCGACGTTTCTTCAACGCAAACTCCTAACGGGTCGAGCTTCCTCGACCAAACAGTGTTGGTTTTAGTGCCTATGGTGCCTAGTTTGTGCCTAAAGAATGCCTATTATTGTGATTTACAACGATTTTCGAGTTCAACTGCGTTGTGATCGAAGAAATCGTCAAAGCCTGTTATGCGCCAAGTGTTGCCTTTCTTGTCTGTGTAGTCTAAGTGCCTAATAGTTGAGAATGATTCTGGTAGCTGAAACGCTACGTATTTGCCTTTTCGGTTGAATTTCATGAAGAGTATATTACAATCGCCTGGGTCTGCTGCCTCAAGTGTTTGTTCGAGCCATTGTTCCAAAATAGGAACTGGGCTTTTAGTGAAAAGTTGGTGGAAACTAAAATCTGCGTAATTTTTACACTCGCAGTTAAAGTACCTCCAATCATCAGGTGGGATAATGTCCCCTTTGTGTGCCCTAACCTGTCCTTCGGTTAAAGTATCACGCCTGTGCGAATTTTTGCCACCAGTAAATGCTCCACTGTCTGGAACTCGAGTAAAACTGTCGTTGTACGTCTGTGAGAGATAAGTTGCAATCTCTCTTTCGAATGTTTTTCCTTTGGTTTTGCTTTTACTGGGCATTATTTTTTGTTTTTCCTTTTTCGCACCTTTGAACCGGGGCGTTCTCTTTTTCTGTAGAAGTGATCTTGACTGTCCTTCTGTATTAATTTAGTCAGATCGAGCAACCGCCGGATGCTTTTCTGGTGCGCGTAGTAGGTCCTGTAAGAATCTTGCTCGAGATACCGAAAGTAAGTCTTAAAATACTCAAGATACGCTTTGACAAGCTGGTCGTGAGTGTCTTCAAACTCTTCGTCTGTAACTTTTCGGTGCTCGTGGTCTTCCTTTGGCTTCTGCGGACTGCGTACAGCCCGCATTCTTGCCATTTTTTCTTCTACGGATTCTTTCTTTGCCATTTTATTCAACAACGTCTACATCATTTGCATACGATGTAAAGCCGCTTTCTTTAACTACCTTGAGTATGTGATTAACACGACCTACTAATTCATCTTTGTGCGAGATCAAGAAGATGTTTTTCTCGCGTTCTCTGCCGATTTTCTTGAGTACAGTAAGTGCATTCTCTACACCTGCTGAGTCTAGGCCCGAATCAATAAGCTCGTCTATGAACAGCAAGTTCACGTTCTGATACAAACTCTCCCAAACGTCGCGGAAAGCAAAGCTAAGACCTAGTATAAGCCTGTTTCGCTCGCCACGCGATAAGTTGTCAAAGTCTAAGTCTTGGCCTAATTGGGTAATCTCTACTGCAAGGTCGTTTTGGAACTCTACCTGATGCGGCAACCCAAGTCTGTCAAGATAGTAAGTAAGCCTGTGATTCAGATACGCTAGGTTCTGATCAATAATTTTCTTACGGATAAACGAATCTTTGTTAGTAAGCAATTTGAGCAAGAACTCTTGGTGCTCCTTGACGTTCGTGAGATCGTTTACTGGAGACCAATCTATTTCTTGGATGGCTTCTTGTTGCAGCTCGTCAATTTGACTCTGGTATGGATCTTCTTCGTTTTGTTTTGAGTCGAGTGCTTGTTGTATACTTGCAACGTTATTTTGGTGCTCGTATGCTTCTTTGATTGTTTCGTAAAAGGTAGATGGCTTTCCATTAATGTCCCCGATAGCGTTAAGATCTTCCATAACTTTGTTAAATTTTTCTGTTACTTCTGTCTGATAAGCAATAGCATCTTCAAGCTCTTTGTTTTTCTTATCAGTGATCTCTTTCTTTTTGTCTGCATGAAGCTCTTGACCGCAAGCATAGCACGTTGCGTCTTCGAGGTCTTCCATGTCTTTTTCTACCTTTCTTCGACTCTTTTCAGCACGAGATACTGCATTTTCAAGCGTACTCTTTTCTTTTCGAAGAGCAGTGATCTGATTATTCAGCTCTGTCCAGTTAGCTAACAGCTCGTGTGACTCAAGTTCTTGCGCAATATCAAGGTGTTCAAGCTCCTGCAAGCCGCGTTTTAGCTTGTCAATATCTTGCTTTTTCTTGCTGTTCCAAGCCTTTTGCTTAGTGGATAGACTGTTAATTGTTTGCTCAATCTTAGAGTTTGCAGCCTGAATTGCTTCGATTTTAACTGTCTCTTCGGTGATTTGAGCTTTGATCGCACGTATCTTTTCTTTGAGTGCATCTGCTTTTTCTGACAGAATCGTGATGCCCAGAAGCTGCTCAATGATGTCACGCTGGTCGTTAGTCCTCATGCTGAGAAACGGTTCAGAATACGTGTTGAGAGCAACAATGTGCTTGAACATGTTATGTGTCATGCCCAGCAACTCGCTGATTTCTTCTTGTGTTTTGCGACTATCGCCTTGCGACTCGTCGTCGGGCTTGTCTTCTCTACCGTTTATGAGGAACTTCAACACGTTCGGTGAACGCCCACGTTCTATACGATAGTCAATTCCGTCTTTTTCGAAGTGCAAAGTGACCAACATGTTTTTGCTGTTTGTTTTGTTGATCAAATTGTTTTTCTTGATGTTCGTAAGTGCTTGACCGTAAAGTGCATAGCTGAGCGCGTTAATGATAGTAGTCTTACCTGTACCATTTCGTGAGCCGCTGTCGTCACCGCCTTGGTCTAAGTTCTCACCTAATACCAGAGTTAATTTTTCTCTGTTAAAGTCAATAGCTTGTGTTTGATTGCCCACACTCATAAAATTGCGGACGGTTAAGTCTTTGATTTTTATCATATTTGTTAAAGCTCGTTGTAGATATCTAGCAGCAATTTCTTGTCAAAGTTGTCAGAGTCAATTGCTGTAATCTCGTTCGAAACAATCTGATCTACACTCTCAAAGTGCTCGATGTCGATGTCAGTTGAGATCTCCTCAATTTGCTTTTGCGGAATTAGCGTAATCTCGCGACAGTTGTATTGATTGATAAACGTTTCTTTGATGAAGCTAGCTTCTTCGTAAGAAATAGGAATGTCAATCGTAACACGCAGATACATTTTTGTGTCCATGATCTTGTCAGTGTCGTCGAGTAGCTCCGATAACTTAATAGTACGGTACTTAGGAGCGTTAGGCCAGTCTAAAAACTCAGGTTCTTTGTCGTTTTCTTTGTCGATGATCATCATGCCTCTAGCATCATCCCAAGCGTCTGCGTAGTTATGCGGGAAAGCATTACCGATGTAATGGATTTTGCCACGCTTCTGACGTTTATGGAAATGGCCTGAGAACACATAGTCTTGATGCTTAAAGTGTTGTGCTTTTAAGTCACCGTGGTCTGGCATCTGTACCATAGCGTTCATATAGAAGCTAGGTAGCTCGAAGTGCCCGAACAAGTACTTTGCTTTGATTTTTTCAATTTGTTTCCACTCGTTTCCTACAAGCCACGGTACAAGAGCTACATCGTCGTCTACAGTAATTTCGTTGACGACAGTAATACCAGGAACGTGCCTACCGAACTCCACAGAATGGACGTCACGTTTGTCTTTGTAGTACAGGTCGTGGTTGCCTGGAAAAAAGAAAAACTGGTCAAATGCTTGACCGAGTTTCTCTAAGATCCTAAGCGAGCTGTTCATTGTAGAAACGTTTAGAGTATTGCGATTGTGGTGGTAATCGCCGCAAAAGATGCCTGTTTCGCACCCTGCTTTCTTTGCTTCGTCAATGTACCAATCTATAAATTCTTCACAGTCTTGATTGTGCACCTTGGAGTTGCCTTTCAACCCCAGGTGCAAGTCCGTAAAAACGGCTGCTTTCTTGAACATTCGTATCCTCCAGTTTCTAAAGTGTACAGCAATAAGTCGTTGATGTCAAACGATTTTTTAGTCCGTGCTCTCGTCGTTGCGTTTGACTTCTGCTTCCCATTGACCAGCTTGCTGTCGCGTGTAACTAGGTGTTAAGTCGTTCATCTCTAAGATGTCGTCACGAATGTTCTGGTTACGCTTCTCGATGTTGATCACACGCACAAAGCTGTTAGTAACAGCGGCAGTGTAGTATGCGAACGGGTTCTGTGATTTGCTTTCGTCGAACTGTAATCCGATCTGCGATAGCTGCAAGATAGCCTGTCCGCGCATCTCGTCATTGTACGTATAACCACGAACGTTGCCGCGAGTAGCATAGCGATCACAAAGTTTCATCCACATCTTTGCAAGCTCGTTAGTTGCCTGCCCGTGGTCCTTGTCGAAGTGTCCGGTGTCTAGATCACCGTTCCAGTGACTCTTGCCAACAAGGTGTAAGTAACCTTCGTCGTCGAATTTGTAATGCATAAACGGTGGGAAGTTGAGCTTGACTTTTGTATCTGCTACAGTTTTCGGTGTGCGCTTGCGGCCAGGAGCATCTGGAATATGATCAAACGTCATAACTCGGAAAATGAGTTCTTCTTTAGTAATGCTGCTTGGCAGGACTTCGCATTCTGCTTGTTTTACTTTTTCTCCAGCCATTTTCCTGCGCTCGTATTCTTGAGAGCTGAGGCGCTTGGCTTTGTTTACTTTAGCTTGATCAATAGTTTCGTCGTCGATCTCGCTAGTTGAGTTTAAGATAATATCGTATACATTATACTCGGGCTTAGTAAAACTGCAAAAGGTGTTCTTTGATTTATGGATCTGTGCTAGTATGTCTTTGTTGTTTAAATAGTTTCGTTTTTTCAATGACCTCTCCTGAAATTGTATTTACATTATAATACACGCGGATAATAATGTCAACTAAATACTTGATATAATTGGAGAATTTTAATGGCAGAGCCAAGCAATCCGCTAAGAGACACTCCGGGTCCTCCTGGAAACAAACGCAGGCAACAAGTCGATCAAGATGTGATCGATTCTCGTAATCCGCCTGAGCAAAGCCAGACAAGTTTTCTAGGCGATACGTTTAACAACGGTATAGGCCGAAAATTCGTCGAAGAAGTCTCGTCTGCTGCTGGGTTTGCTTCTAGCTTGCGCGGAATGAATCTGCCAATTCCTGGTACACAGAAGGCCAAAGGTACTGCTACGGCACAGTGGAAGAACTCAATTGAGAACCCAGACTGGCGAGTGAAACTTAGTCTTCCTAGACAGTTT